CGCTCCTTCTCGAAGTGGTAGGCGAAAAAGTTGCTCATATCCCGCATTCCTGCCGCAACATTGTAAAGACTGCGACCGATATACTCACCACCTGTATCTGTCAGGGCGGGTATGTTCCGCGCTCCGGGGTTCATCTCGACTTGTACGATTTCACCGCTTCTGGCGGGCAGTCGTCCCCTCGCTATATATGTCGGTATATCAGGCATAGTATTTTCCGTCGTATCGCTTGTTACCAGCGCCTCCCTTCATCATTAGTCCGTACCCGGCAACCTCGCTTATTCCGCTCAGAAGTGCCCCTGTCGCTTGGTATCTCGACGCTATTCGGGCAGACTTGCCTTTCATAAGTGCCGCCTGTGCCGATAAAATAGAAAGTTGTGCCTGCCCCCTTTGATTGGTGGCCCCGGCCCTTTCTCCCCACGCCGCAGAGCGCAGCCTTGACTCTTCAACGATTCCCTGCATTCTTGTGGCAGCGTAGTCCAGTTCGAGTTCGTATCGCGTATCTGTCAGAACTTCTAACGGACTGCCAATAAAGCGTGTGCCCCCGGCTCCAAACGCGGCCCGCTGCTTAGCCCGAAGAACTCTGCCCTCTTTTCGTTTCTGCTGCTCCTCGAAATCGGCGGCTCGCCTGGCCGCGTCGGCGTCTCTTTCAAGAACCTTCGCGTTGTAGTCCCGTATTTCGGCGTTACGCCTCTCCATCTCGGCATTGTAGCGATACCATGCCGCCTGGCTCTTGGCCTGAGCCTGGGCAGCCTTGCCCTGCTGGTTAGCAGCCTGCACCGCCATAACCGTTCCAGTTGTACCGGCCCCGATAGCCGACAGTAGTAAAACAGTTTCCAATGTTAGTCCCTTATTTTCGCATATAACCAGGCGTCAGTTTCGTCCGGGCAGAATTTGCGCATCAGCCCTTCTTTCTTAAATCCGATCTTCTCGACAAATCTCGCTCCGGCGGGAAAGTCTGCGCGGACGTAGGTATGCAGTCGGACAAGGTCATAGTGTTCCCATACAATTTTCATCCACTCGACCGTGCCCCTGTAGACACTTAAAAGGTGTTTCGATGCGCACGTGCGCATCATCATCCATGCCGCACCCACCCTGCCAAACTGCATCACTATACCGGCTGCTGCAATGATAGTACCATCCTCAAGATAGCCGGTCTTGGCGGCAAGGCTGTTGGTAAGACGCCATTCGGCTGAACGTAACTTAATTTCAGAGTCACAATGTGGCTCGAAACAATCCTGCAACTCCTCGATGTCGCATATTTGAAAATCTCTGATGTACATTATTAAAATACCTCGAAATGCGGCATAAGCGATAATATCGTGCAGGGCGTCGGGTTCGTGACCGTAACCTTGACGAACTTGTCACGGTCATGCGCATCGGTAATCACCGCCTCGACATAAGTCCTCGCCGTTGCCGAGTACGTAACCGATTTCGTTTCCAGCGTGTCCGTACCGATATTTACATTGCCGCTTTTTAGTACGTAACCGGCCAACTTGTAAATGCGCTTTATGCGACCTACTGATGTCGTCATGCCCATCTGTAAGAACAGCGGCGTCAGCCGCAACGTGGACGTATAGGGCAGACCGGCGCACGCTATGGTCGGGGCCTCTTCAAGATCGCCCGACAGATCGATTGAACCCGAAGAAACCGTCTTTCCCGTAATAACCACACCATCGGCCAGTACGTCGACCTTTTCACCTTCCAGGTGATCCAGGCCGGTCAATGTAGTCGAGCCGGGCGAACTGTACGATACACCGCTGTCCACAAAGAACGCGTTGGCGATTCCGCTGAACGCCCTCGGTTTGAAACGCTCGATGTATCTGACCGTACTGCTGTTTATCACCCGTTTGACCAGAACCCAGACCTCGTCCTCACCATCGCCGGGTATTACCGCGACAGATTCTATGACGGAAGCTGTCCGCGTTGTTGTGGTTCCGGCGTTGGTATAGGTGATCTGCCGCGCCCACGCCCCTACCTGTTGACCTGGTTCGTAGGTATATGTACACAATTGCCCGTCGGCCCTGGGCGACCATAAAATCGAGTCGGGCGAGTTTTGATAGTCCAGTTCTACCCCCCCGTCGCCCAGAATATGATCGGCAAGGATTGTCGCATCCGGAGTCTCGTATTTGTCAACTTCGTAGACATATCCGCATTCGCGCAGTTTTTTGCCGTCTTTCTGGAGATATAAGCCGACGCCGTTGACCAGCACCGCCTGTACCGCTGCCGAACCCACCGATGACGCCGCCCTCATTTTGGCCTTCGGGGTGATTGGATCGTTCTTGTCGCCGCCGGAACATATCTGTATGCCGCCGGACGTCCCCACCAGCAGCGACTCTTCAGATAGAAGCCATTGAATCCGGTTAATCTTACCACCGGCGCACGTCAAATCCAGTCCGCTGTCATCGAGAGACCCTAATTGCATATTATGCCAGTCCGCTACCTTAGATGCCCAAATTTCGTCGGGTCTGTAGGCGTTGCCGCCCCAGTAGGTCCGCTCCTGGTGGATACAAACGCTTCGCGGAAATCCTCTATACGACGACCATGCGCCCTCGGCCCATCGATCGGTCGGGTCGGTAATGGGGTCGTTGGCGGGTGGCGTGTTGTTCGTCGAATATATGTCTCGCGTAACTTTGCCCGTTGCGCCGGGGCTGGTTTCGTTCAACAGCTTGGCTATATCGGAGCTTTCCAGCACCGAATCGAACATCACAAAGTTGTCAAACTTACCCCCGAACCAGCCTAAGACGCCGTTGGTCCAGCCGAGTCTAAGGCTATTCGCGCCGTAGGCGATCCATGTTTGATTTGTCGGATGTACAGTTATGTCCGCCGTCGACGAATTGATATATATCTTGCAGGTACCATTGTCGGCTTCATCATGGGTAACAGCAACAAAGTTCCATGCATTCTGCGTCAGGGCCGTATTTGATATACAATCACCATCCGCAAGGGGGGCGTTAGTTTTACCCAACGCAACCTTGAATGTCTGGCTTAACATAACCACCGGCAAACCGCCGACGCTCCAGGCAATAAGGCTGTCGTAATTAGCACCCGGCGTGTCGATTGGATACACCCAAAAGGCATAGGTAAAGGTATCTGTTTGCAAACCGGCATCGTTGCCAAAATCAACGTAATCGTCCGCCCCCGCTTTATCAAAAAGAAATGCGCCTGTGCCGAGTCTTGGACTGTCATGCATTTCGCTGCTGTAATCATTGTCGCCGTTGTTAATAGTGCCGTGGTTGGCGGCAGCCGATTTGTCGAATACGCGGTTATCGTCGCTATTGTCGTTGAGCGTCGCATGAATTTTGCAATTAGTCGCGTACGATGCTATCTCGGCGGCCCCGCCGGATGCCGATGTTATACCGTCTATTTCCACCTCGCCGTTGTGGACAGGGTCTTCGACATTGAAGTTGATGGTAATTTCGCCGTCCGTATGTGTGTAGACAATGCGATAAAAGACATCGTCACTGTTCTCTTCACCCGACACATCGAAGTTCGAATTGCTTTTACTTTCGTACTTTCTATACGTTGACCATGTCCTCTTGTAGTTGAAAGACCGCTGGATTTCGACGGTTCCCGTCCATGTACCACCTGTGATAAATTGCCAGTCACCTTTTACACGAATAGCATCGGTAGTACTGGTTTCGCTATATGTTTCGGTTATACCCGTATCGCCCCTGTTATGTGAAATCCTGTATTTCGCTCCTATCTGGTCGGAGTCAAAGGTGTACCCCGCCGTTGCTGCTATGTTGACCGGAGCGCCTTTGGGGATATAGCTTCCGGCAGTGTACTCATGCCAGTATTCGGTCCACGTCGATCCCGTACCCGGTTCGGTGTCGGCACTGGAAGTGTGGTCGGCGGTACATGAGTAATACGCACTGTCGTTGATTACGAAATCGCCCGTTTCGTAGGCGGTATCCGTAACCCACGCCGGCGCGCTGGCGTTACCGAAGCTGACTATCATCTTGGTCGCCGTGTCGTTGGCTTCGAGGTAAGGCCCATTGATTATGCCGACGGTATCTATTTCCCATTCCTTGTCGGCGGTTCTTTTAAGTATGCGGGGGGGATAATCCGGGTGGGCCAGATACATTACATCCGCTGACTGTGCATACTGGAGTTGAAACAAGTCGCTGGTTCCGTAAGGTGAGACAAGTTCGTAGACGGCCTTGCCCGTGACAGCGCCCGTATGGGTGAAGTCGTCCCAATCCGTACCGTTAAGATAAAAGTAATCGGTATTCGTCTCGTCGGGTGTACCTGCCGCATCACAGAGCGTGATTGTGTAGCTGTTACCTTCGGTCTCGACGCACTTGGCGGTCACACCCTGAAAACCGATAGAATCGCCTGTTGCAAAACCGTGATCGGCAATATTGACAATGACTTCGTTGCCGCTCGAACCGTCGAAGTCTGTTATTGTCTCGGCGATAAGGGCGTCGGCTGCGGCCTGCTGGCCCTTGTAGAAGCGAATGTAGGCGTTGCCGAACTCAAGTACGTATGCAGACGTCTGGGAGAAGATAAAAGGCACGAGGCGCATGGCCGTTGTCACTTTGCCCTTCGCGATGTATTCGAGTCCCGACCTGCGCTCTACCCCGCCGTAGGGCCGGACAAGGAAATTCTCTAAGGTTTCCTCGCCCTGGTGATACTTGTTTACATCGGTTCGGCTCGAAAGCTGAAGCGACAGTTCCCCGGCGTTCAGGCTGTTTATAATCGGGTTAGCCACATCTAAGTCCTCATGCAAAACCTAAAAAGATGCGTAGTATATTTTCATCCCATCCATTTTGCCGTCTGCATCTGCATCGTCCATGTTGGATATTTTGAAGTCAAAATAGCGATAGCCACAGGCATCAAAGTGCACTCTCGCAACGCGGTTATCACCACTGGCGTCGCTGACGGCGACCGTCTTGAGCCATGTCTCGTCCGTGACTGTAATGGTGTCAACGAAATCTTCGTCGGAACCTGCCGTTGACCCATCCGGCAGGTATGTTGCGTGTCGAGTCCCCAGTGTAAGCGCCAGCGTGGCGACGTGTTCCTGCGGGCCGCCGTGACGGTACGCGCTGATGTCAACCGCTGCGGTATCGCCGTCGTCACCATCACCGACAAATATAAGCATAAGCCCGTTTACTTCACTGTCGGAGCCTTTCCCCATAATATCGACGGTACTGGTAGTGTTGCGGGCGTAAAACCCGTAAGTGGCAGGGCCGGTATCGTCGGCGTCGGCATCTCTGGCTAATCTGTATGTCCCCTGTGAGGTTTCCAGCACCGCACCGAGACCGACAACCAGCACCAGTGTCAATATATACGGTGTCAATATATACAATAGTTTCTTTTTCATAATATTTTCCTTTTGTTAATCGTTTCTTCCTTTCCACCAGTAATTGGTTTGAAACTGCCGCAAAGAACCTTCCTGTGCGTCTATCGCCCTGGCCTTGCGCAGCGTGATCTTTTCCAGCTTCTCGGTAAGTTCTTTTGCGACCGCCACACCACTCTTTGCGCCCATCGTCGGTATCGCAATCTTGATAGCCAGGTTCAGACCGATACATTCCTTGATTAGCGGCCTCATGGCCGAGACGTCGGTGTCGCCGTTACTGTCGAGCAGTTGGCGGATGTACTCTATATTAAGCACCTGGAACTTCTGGATAGGCTCGCGCCAGTAGTCACCGGCGACCGCACCGGTTCCCGGCTCATCGTCAAGAGTACCGGAGGTATGTCCGAGTGTGCATTCGTAGATCACCGTGTCGTTCACTACCAGATCGCCTATCGTGTAGGCCGTACTGGTCAGCCACGCATCGGCGTTTGTTCCGTCGCTGGTAACAAAATTTTTCCAATACGTATCGGTGTTTGTGCCCGAACCCGGTTCGTCGTCGTTGGCGTCGCTATAATGGGCGGCAATACATTCGAATGTGATGTCGTTGTTTACTACCTTATCGCCCACGTAGTAGTAGGTGTCCGCTTCCCAGTCGTCGGGGTAAGTGCCAACGTTGCATAAGAGATACGAACCTTCGACGCGGTAATCCGTTTCCCAGTTCTCGTCTACTTTCCACACCCGCAGGCAGTCGGAAGGCAGGGCGTATTTGTAGTCGTAGTCCGAAATGGGTTGCTGGGCCTGTTCGACAATTTTTACCCGCTTCGTCGCTTCGTTCCAGGGATGCCGCATCGTTATCTCGTCACGGGCATGGTCCAGAAGCCCCTCGCAGCGAGTGTAGATGGTTGTGCCGGAGTCACCCGCGGCGATCTCCGGCTCACCAATCAAATTGAGGGCCATATTGCACAGCGTTATTTCTGACGCAGTTAAAGCCATAATAACACCTCTTTACTGTGTTGCCTGAATGCCAACCCGCCACAAGATTCTCATTCCATAAAGGTTGAAATCATCTGCATCGGTGGCCGAAGTAATCTCGAAAATCAGGGTATCTTCGGCGCTAAGATCGGATTCATTGCCGATACCGGCTGCATTGCTGACAAGTGACTTCCATGCCCGTGTGCCGTCATTGTCTGCAACTATCGTGTCGGTAAGTATAGCTGTGGTGTTGGTCGCATCGTCATACTCGAAGATACGCACATCAATATTGCATTCCTCGGCTGCCTGCTCGTCGATGTCGAACTGCACAATCACATCGCCCTGAACCCCGGTGTCAACGAAGTAATCGGGCACTTGTATCTCGAACCGCAGAAAATCAGCCGCATCGTCTATACCCACGTAGCCCTCGGTCGAGCCAGTCTCCGCTGCACCCGCCGTAAGTCCGACACACAAGAGGCCCTGACCACCGGAAACTCGCACTTCGGTCGCTGTAGCAGGCCCCGCTGAGATGTTGTAATATTTGTACTTATGGTCGAAGGTCGCCGATGTTACAAGAACGCCACACGGATCAGCAGTTATAAGTTTAATCTGATCGGCGGCATTGAGTTCGATGTCGCCGTTGGTTCCACCGTCGGCGTTAAACAGTATCCCGCCGTCGGTAGTCTCGAAATTGATTGCATTACCTGCAACTGCACCGGTAGCATCGAACTTAACCTGATCTGCCTCGGCATCGTTGGTTGTAAACGATACATTGCCAAGATTGCCGGTAAGCGTATCTTCGGATGTGTCCCAAAGCAGATACTCTCCATCCGTATCGCCAAACAGGGTAAAGTCAAGCCCGGCATCATTCACACCGAATCGAACTTCACCCGTTCCGGCGACAACCTGGCCGATAGTAAAAACGGCGGACGTTGAGGAAAGGGATATATCGCCAGTGCCGAGCGTGTCACCAAACAGGATGTAGTCGCCGTCGCCAAGAGCGATGTCCGCGGCATCAAGAATCAGCGCTCCATTAGTACCGCTGTCCTCATCCCACTTGGCGTAACTCGAAGCGGTGTCACCGTAAAACGTAACATCGACGCCCTCGCCGTTGGCTCCGAAGAACCATTCGTCGCCGCTGGCGTCCCACCATGCCTTCTGCGAAGCAGTATCGCCGTAGAATGTAACATCGACGCCCTCGTCGTCGGCCCCGAAGAACCACTCATCACCGCTGGCGTCCCACCATGCCTTCTTTGAGGCAGTCGCGCCAAAGCATATGAAGTCATATCCCGTGTCGTCCGCGCCCATGCGAAGCGCGCTGCCGCAGGTGACATAAGTGCCACCGGAAATAGGCTGCCATGTAGCGAAACGGTTGGCCCCGATAGGCGTTGCGTTTGCGCAGGTCGTCGTCAATATGACGAGAAAAACACAGGTAATAACAGATATAACTATTTTCTTAAACATAATATATCCTTTCGTTACATGCGGGGGGGGCAAAAAGCTGCCCCCCCCATTATCCATTTGTTTATTCCAGACAAAGATCGATAAGCGCATATTCGCCCCCGGCGGATACATCCAGAACATAACCGTAACGGACAATCGTATGATCATCTTCGCCTGTTCCAACCGAACCGGCTGTGCCGCCTGTGGCCGGTTCACATCCCATGTCACCGGCGACCAGGGTGTCACCTGCGTCTACGAGCATTGCACATGGGCCACGAGTCTGTGCCCAGAAAAAGTAACCCGCCGTGACCGCAACCAGCGTCACCCCGGTCGGCCTGTTGGTTCCGTCAGCCGCCGGCCTAACCAGGACATCCTTCCACTGGTTCTTGATCATACTGATTTCACTGGTACTGGCGGTCAAAGCCGTTCTCAATCCGCTCTTGTCGGCCAGATAAATCGTCGGTGTGGTTCCGGTGGTGTGGGTCTTGATCTTGTAACAATCGCCTTCACCTGCTTCGTCGTTTGTCCACAGCCAGCCGTCGTCGAGGATATTTGCCGTGAGGGCCGTACTAAGTGCACTGTTGATAGTAACCTGCATATCACCGACCACCCCTGCGGCGGTTTGGGCAATATCTATCCAGTTGCTGTCAATTGCAGCCGCCTGGGTCATCAGGGCCTTTGCGATCCCGGTGCCATCGTCTTCGGCATAGCGGAAACGCCGCCCGTCGTCGAAGTCCAGGATTGTACCCAGCGCAAATCGCTGATCCGCGTGCGGGTGGAAAATGTCCGTTGCGTCATACATCTCGGCGGGATCACTTACCCGCTGTCTGCGATAATTGAAATTTTTCATAGTGCTTCCCATAAGAAACTCCTTCTGTGCTTGTTTTACGCACATTCAGGTTTATGATTTACGTTTTATGAACATTCGATCTTGCATATCTTGTCCTCATCCATCCGCATCGCGCCCATGTTCATGTGGACATAGACTTGCTGTGAATTGGATCTGTCGTTTCGCGTGGAAATGTCCACGCTGATCGCGTCGGCTACACCCAGGATGATCGCATCCTGCGCCCAGCACCATACCTCGTACACATCGGTATCGCCGTCAACATCGTTGTTTGAACCAACGGTCACTCCGTTGTACGGAATGAAGATAAAGCCCATGAATGATGGGATTTCACCGCGAACCAGAGCCTTGATAGTGTTATAGTCACTGGAAACAACCTCTTGTTGGCCTAACATATCCGTTATCTGGATCGGGTTGCACATGAGGAATTTCGGGATGTCCGGGTCGCAGTCGTTGCGCTCGAAGTATTCTCTGGCAAGTTCGAGCTTCTCGACGGTAAGACCGGTATCAGCCGAATTAGCGTTGCCAACCGATGTATCATGCGCGATCACCCGCCCGTAGCTGGTCGTCTGGGCGTATTTGCTGTCGGTCCACGAAACCGTGCTGTCGCCGTAGCGCCTGCCTGCCTGGACTGTGGCACTGAAGGCGGCGGAGATAATCGTATCCTTTTTCCGATTGACCGCCCGACGAAACCCGGTGATATAATCCGATGTCGGATCAAGCAGCATCTGCAAATCGTCGTCTTTATCGTACAGCACCGCAGCGTGATACGGCGTGGTCGAGACCCATCGCCTCTGGGCGGACGGGTCGATAATGGGTGTTTCCACGTTGCGTCCGGTCTTCTGGACGAGATCCAAGGTATCCATCATATCGAACGCCTTATCCTCTGCGCCTAACACGGGAGATACCCGCACCGCCTGTGCCAGCTTGGATTCCTTCTGCTGGCAGACGTGGTACAGCGTATCGCTGAATTGGTCGAGAAACCAGGTGGGCAGTCCTGTTGTCATTGTTATGGACATAATATATTCCTTTCCATAGATAGTTTGAACAATATTTCAGGTTTCAAAACAATCGGAAAGGGTATCCATTCACAGGGCCTATCCTGCTGTTTAACGTCCGTTTCGACGGCCTGACTTACAGGCTTGCAACCGCGCCGCTGTGAGCGGTTATGCGGATTTGTTATCCCCTTTGCCCCGGCGCTATGCAGCGGTATCGGCGCTCATGGTCTTGCGATATTGCATAATTTGTTCGATTATTTCTTTGTGCTGAGGGTCTGATTCGTTCATGTAAGCCGGGTGGCCCATCAGTTCCCTTATCTTGCTTTTTGCCACCATCGGTGTCATCGCACCGCTGCCTGTGCCCTTGTGAAGTGTATCTTCACTTATCGCGTGGCCTATCCTGATGAACAACCGCACCATGTCCGGATGATCGGCCAATCCCGTTTCGGCCAGTACCTCTTTGGCACCGAGCCTCTCGACAGTTCTATTGGCCAACAGCATTTCGTCGGCGTAAGCAGGCCCTAACTCGGTCTTTAGTTCGGCTATGGCCTTTTCCTTGTTGTCATGGGCCATCTGCTCGTACTTCTCCATGTCGGACGAGACATCGGCGAAATATGCCTTCGCAACGTCCTGGGCCTGTTTCGGCGTGAGGCCCGCCTTGTGCATCACTTCCTGATACATCTTGACCTTGTTCTTATCCAAAGTGACGTTGTTCGGCGTGAATGCCGGGTCCATAAGGTTGTAGTCCTCGGGCGCGGCGGGGCGGCCTATCGAGTCGTAGAAGTTGGACCACTCTGCGTCCGTCGCGTTCTTGCCCGGAAGGGCTATCTTGTCCTTGCCGATCATCTTCTGGCCAAATATGAAACTCTTGACAAGATTCGGAAAATTATTGACCTTGTTGAGCGACGGGTCCGAGGCTATCTCCTCGCCGACGCTTTCCTTGAGCCTTTCCCGCCATGCTTTATGGAAATTTCCATCACTGTCGACAAGGAAATTAGCGGTATTTGTCGTGGCATTTGTTGCAGTATTTGTCGCAGTATTTGCCGTGGTATTTGCCGTGGTATTTGCCGTGGTATTTGCCGCAGTATTTGCCGTGGTATTTGCCGCAGTACCTGTCGCAGTACCTGTCGCAGTATTTGTCGCGGTATCTGGCATAATTTTACTCCTTTTTAGCTTCTTAATCTGTTGGTTTTTCTTCGACAGGGGTGCTCATCATTCTCATCAGATACAACACCACCTGCCTTTGACCTTCGTTTACAAGAGTACTGTATATATCGTTTTTCACATAGCACGGAGAACTATAGTTGAATCGCCGCGCCAGATGGGCGATAACCCTCTGACCGTGAGCGTTATCGAAGACACTGCGGTAAAGCCTGTACAGTTCGGTGCGGGTGAACTTCCTGCCGTCTATTATTGTTTGTTGACCGTCCATTTTTATACCATTATCTCCTCAAGAGGTGAACCTTCCTGGGTCTGCCTTTGCAGACTCTTTATTGCGGCCGCACCGTCCTTGCCGACCTCGGCCATGAACCGCATCTTCTCGGCCTCGGCGCGTTCGGCCCGCTCGGCATTCCTCGTCTCTTCGTCCTTGAGCCATTCGCTTCGCATCCCGTTGGTAATGGCCGACTCGCGGGCTGCGGTGTCGATGTCGAAGTTGTCGACAATAGCCTGTGCCGCGGAAGGAGAAAACTCGGCAAGGGGACGCATCTGCTCGATTGTCTGCATGAGGGCCTGCGATTCGACTATCCTCGTCACCATAGCAAGCCTGCCGAGATACTCTAT